GACACCACGGGCGAAATGTGGGTCATCGATCACGGCACCGTTTTGGATCTCGGTGACCTCACCGAGCTTCGAGAACGCACCTGGCAGATTGGAAATTCCGACCGATACCGAAAAGCGACCGGCGGATTCATTGATTCCGGTTACAACGCGATTAAAGTTTACGATTTCTGCACCGCCTCCGGCCTGTGGTGGAATCCGACAAAAGGTTCCTCCGCTTCCGTAGGAACCTGGGCTCTTGCTCCCGTTCGCAGTCACCCCGGGCTAACGCTTCTCACTTACGTCGATTACACTGCGAAATGCAGCCTTTACGAAGAACGGATCGCCAAAAAAGGAGCGCCGCGAATTTACCTCCCCGAAGACATTGGCCGCGAATTTTGCAAAGGGCTCTCCGGTCAGAAAAAGCTTCAAAAATCCACGGATCGTGGGCAGTCATTTTTCTGGAAAAAGATTCCAGATGATCACTATGGCGACTGTGTAAAAATTGCTGACATCGGGTTCAAGTCGATGATGGCGGGTTTTTGAACGCTGAGGTCTGCCACCCGCCGGAAGCCGAGCGTGGCAGCGAGTAAACCGATGGAATCACCCAAACAGATTGAGAGCAAAACGGAAGGCGGGTTGGTAGCACCGCCTTGTTCTCCGTTGCTGGATTTGCGGCTTGCCGATTGCATGGATGTAATGCGGGAAGCTCCCGACAATCACTGGGATCTTGCGATAGTTGATCCTCCGTATGGCATCGGGTGGGATGGCCAGCGTGAACACCGGGCATCGAACCGCCTGCATCATGAGCATAAGGGATGGGACAAGAAGCCGCCGCCGCCCGAATACTTCGCGGAACTCCGCCGCGTCTCGAAAGATCAAATCATATGGGGCGCGAACTACATGGTCGAGAACCTGAACGCTTCGCCGTGCTGGGTGATTTGGGATAAAATGCAGGAGTTCAGCGGTGCCGTCTTCGAGATGGCGTGGACATCCTTCAAGTCGCCAGCGAAGGCGTTCCGAATGAGTCGCGTTGAAGCCTACACCAACCAAGAAAAAATCCACCCCACGCAAAAGCCCGTGGCACTCTACAAGTGGCTGCTGGCGAAATACGCCAAGCCGGGAATGCGCGTGCTGGATACTCACATGGGGAGCGGAAGCATCGCCATCGCTTGCCACTATGCGGGACACCATCTGACGGCCTGCGAGATAGATCCCGACTACTTCGCGGCAGCGGTGGAGCGCATCGACCGTGAGACAGCGCAACGAGATTTCTTTTCGGAGAACAGCCAAGAATCCGCATCGACGCCACGCGGCGATTGCTGATTCGACCTGTTCGATGGAGTGAATGAACCAACAGGGTCTGTTCACCAAACCAACCCTGTTGATTCGTAGCGCGTTGACAGTTGCGCCGTGATTATGGCGTCTTCTGCCGATTCTGATATTTTGGCATATTTCCGCCGGTTCACCCCTGCCCGTTCAGAGGTCGAGGCGTTTTATGCGTCGGCATTCGAGGCAAAAATGGCGCGTCTCACCGAAGTGACGATCACTTCATCCTCGTTTCCGGAAGGTGGATCTGCGACCGGCGAAATCTCGGGCGATCCGGGCGTCATCATGGCGACGGCTGAAGCCTATTTGAACGAGCTCGATGGCGTTGCCGATTCAGCGGATAATAAACCCGGCATGCTTTTCTCGCGTGCTAAAAATCAGTTGAGAACATGAATACAGAGCATCCAGCAATGGCGGCTCGAATGCATGCCACCCGTCACGCCGCGAATCGGATTTTAGGGAAACAAAAAACCCCATTTAGATTTTCGGCGGAATTAAGCATCGAAGATCGAGGGACTTACAAACCTCCTGTCAGGACTATTGTAGAAATCATAAAAAACCGAAATTTTGAGAAACCGGACTTGAGCCCACTTTCTAAAAATTCAGAAAATTTCTAAAAAATCAATGGGAAGACGCCGAAAACGTTCCAATCGTGCAAAATCGAGCACCAATCCGACTCAATCTCCTGATTCTATGCCGAATCTGGGATTTGTGCCGGGTTTTGGCGTGATTCCTGCCCAAAACGGGCCGCAAAATTTCGGCGGTTATGATGGGGCTCAATGGTCAGACACGCGCGGCTGGACGCATTGGCCGACGCTGAATCCACGGGATGAACTCGATCAGTTTTCCCGGGAACAATTGATGAAGGAATCCCGGTGGTTGCAAGCCAATGTCGGGTTTGCACATCGAGGCGTTACAGGGATGGCGGATCTTGTCGGCTATCAGATCCCCCAGGCCGCAACCGGCGACTCGAAATGGAATCCGATGGCGGAAGATCATTTTTTGGATACCGCACTCGAGCCCGGTCTTTTTGATCGCACCGGGACGCTCGATTTTTTTACCTGGCAGGTGGAGCAAACCCGTTCGGATCTCGGCGATGGGGATTCACTTTCCGTTCTCACCGAGAATAAATACGGGGGTGCTCAGGTGATTTTCTACGGGTCGCACCACATTCGTTCTCTGAGGAAGAAATCCCGCGACTCATCCGTCTATGAGACCGATGGCGTCATCACTGATCGGATGGGATTGCCAAAATATTACCGTGTCGTCAGTGGTTACGGCACCAAAGCGGTCGGGGCAAAAGTAAAATCCCGAAATGCGATCTTTTCCGCGAACTTTGAGCGTCACGGGCGAGTTCGTGGCGTCACGGCTCTGGCTCGCGCGATCAATCACAGCAAGGATATTGCTGAATCAAACGCCTCCGTGAAATCCGCGATCAAAGCCGCGGGTGAATACGTTTTCCAGATTGTTCAACAACAAAATGGTTCGATGCCGTTTCATCCGTTGGCACAAGCGGCCGCCTCGAAAGAAGTGGATGCAAACGGAAACATTGTGGATGCGGGAACCGATTCGGCGAATCAGAAAATCAAGATTGAGGACATCGTCCGCAGCTCGGCCACGGCCTTGCAATTTGATGGCGGCAAGCGGCTCGAAATGATCACTGACAATCGTCCGGGATCGAATTATTTGGAATTTGTAAATCACCTCATGCGAGACATTGCCTGGGGAATCGGCGTGGCTCCCGAAGTCCTCTGGATGATGGCTGGGCTCACCGGTCCGGGCGTTCGTTTCGTGATGAAGGACCTGAATCGCTGGATCAAAAAGCGTCAGGAAAAACGGCTTCGTGATCTCAAGCGTTACTGGACCTATTTTTGGGCGAAGGAATTCGCAAGGGGTTTCCCAATGCCGGACGATCCGAACTGGTGGCGCTGCGAATGGATTCCAATCGCAGACATCACCATCGACGAAGGCCGTGATGGAAATCTCGAGCTGAAGCGTTACGAAAAAGGAGCTGATACCCTCGCCGCGATCTATGGCCGGTCCGGCCGCAAGTGGGATCGGATGTTGGAGCAACGCGGCCGTGAAATCGACAAAGCGGTCGAGCTCGCCGACAAATCCAAAGCTGACGATGTGAGTTGGCGCGATTTTTTACCGGTGCACCACAAGAAAGAAACGGAAAATCCTGCTGAATGAGTGTGACGGATGAAAAAAAGGAGACTTGTTCCCGATGCGGTAAAAAGCTGATCATTGGTGCCTTTCATCGATGTCCTTCAGCCGTGAAAGCGGTCTTGATTCAGGTCCAGAAAACAGATCTCACCCGGGCGGTGGTTGATTTGGAATCCGGCTTGGAATACACGCGCGAGTTGCTCGCAAAGTTTGATGTTGTGCAAGGGAGGACCACCCTTTCGAATCAGCGTCGAGCGGAGGCTATGGAAAAGGATATTGAGAGCATGGAGTTGTCCGTTGCGGCGTTGCGTTCTGGTTTATGAAAACCGATTTACTCGACATCCGTCACATGGATTGCATGGACTTGATGGCGGGATTCCCCGACAATCATTTCGATTTGGCGGTGGTTGATCCGCCTTATGGGATTGGTGCTGAGCAGGGAACGAATAGGGCTGCGCGATTGCAGTTTAAGGGGTAAAAAACAGGGTTGGGACGTCGTTGCTCCGTCTGTTGATTATTTTGAAAGTTTGTTCAGGGTTTCCCGGCTTCAAATTATTTGGGGAGCAAATCATTTTATTGAAAATATACCACCCGGCTTGAGGAATTCGAAGCACTGGATTGTATGGGATAAACAAAACCCAGACCGGTGTTTTGCGGATTGTGAGTTAGCGTGGGGTTCTGGCTTTGATAACGTCCGACTGTGGTCTCTGGCTCGTGTTCAGGAATTAAACAAAGTTGATGGCGGTAAAATTCATCCAACCCAAAAGCCAGTGGCGCTGTATAAGTGGTTGTTTATGAAGTATGCCGAAAAAGGAATGCGCGTTCTCGATACGCACCTCGGTTCCGGGTCCATTGCGATTGCCGCCCATTATGCAGGAATTCACCTGACCGCTTCCGAGCTTGATGAGGATTATTTTGCGGCGGCTTGTGAAAGAATAGAACGCGAAACCGCCCAGCTCAGCTTTTTGTGATGGTGGTCAATAAATAAAGCAACAGGACCACCAATCCGGCGATGGAGTTCATTGGGAATTGTTCAGGCGTTCAATGATCCACTCTGTTAGAGTTTTGCCTTTACGAAGAGCGTTCTCCTCCCATTTCTCTTTTTGTTCTTTGTGACAACGAAAGCGGACGACGTCATCTTTGGCGTCGTCCTTCGTTGTGCCTTTCGGTCTGCCTCGTTTGTTGCTCATTTTACGGCAAGCATCTTGATTGTGTAGCCATCACCATCACCATATCCCGCATCTTCAAGGTCAAGGTGGCGAAGGCAATCAGTCACTTCGGACACCGTCGAAACATCATCCCCGTTCCTCCAAGTATTTACATCGATGATGATTTCTCCTTCAGACTCATAAACGTTCATTGAGTGCAGATCAGGGTTTGCAACTTCATCAATAGATTCAAGCTGCTTGGAAATTGATTCAATTTTGTCGTTTAAGATTTCAGTATTCATTTTTCTTTCTTTCGAATTACTCAGCAGTGTAAGCGGCGATCATTTCATCGCTCTCAGCGGGTGTATATTGAGCGAGAGTATACCATTCACCATTGACCTGACGCGCGTATTTATAACCGCAAAGTGCGTCTCGATTCACTTTGCGATGTTCGCGGTCCATTTCATCGGCGGCCGCCATCGCTTCATTTTTCGAATCGAATAGTTTTTCAATCCTTTTGATTTCTTCTACAAAATCTTGCTCAACCCAAACTACTGCGTGTTTTTCAATCTGGTTACTCATAATATTTTCTTTCTTTCGAATTTCCCGGTTTCGCCGGGGCGAGTCATTAGGCTTTTCCCTCCGACATCTCTACTCTACACGTTTATTTAATTGTGTCCACAATTAATTTACGTTTTTCTTGAGGAATCACACCAACTTTCGAACCGTCAGAAACAACAACCCCGTCCCTAGGGCGGAAACCGTAAACACCGGGAACCAATCAGCAAACCCGCGCACCGGCTTGCGTTTCTCCCAGCGTTCAGTCTCGCGCTCGCGCAACTCAATCTCACGCAACTCATCCGGCCCCGAATCCGACTGTGGATAAATCGTCATCGGGCGATCCGCGTGATAACTCGAACGCTCAAGCCCAAACTCCCGATCCCTTACCCAGTGCTCAAAAAATCCCGCGATCCCCAGCGCCAGGAATGAAATAATAATCCACGTCGTTTTGCTCATGTTTGAATCTCCTCTTTTAACCTTTTCTGCAAATGCTCAACCTCAACCTGCAACCGTTCGATGCGTTGATCTTTCGATTTTAAACGTCTTCGCAACTCTCCGAATTGGCCCATTAGAGCGAACATCGAATCCAGTAACTCGTCATCAGACACAACATTCGGCGCTTTCTTAACGGGCGCTGAATATTGAGAAGGCGGTTCATTCACTGCATCCAAATCTTTTTCCGGTCGCGGTTCCGCAAGCCTTTTTTGCGAATGCAACGGTAACGCTTCCCGTTCGCCCTCTCCGCGCAAAAGCCAATCCATTTCCACTCCCAGGAAATTGCACACCTCGTTCACAGTCCGACGCTGGGGCAGGTTTCCGCCCTTCCACCGGTAAACTGTAGACACTGCTGTCCCAATCCCCACCGCCAAATCCTGTTGCGTTTTCCCTTGCCGATCCAACTCCCCGAGCAAACGCGAATAAAAAGTATCTTTTTCGCTCATTTTTCGTTGCATATTTCGCAAACGCGAATAAAATGCACATGCACAGTGCAAATGCACATTGCAAGAAGAACCATATTTCACCCATGAAATCAACTGAAAAGCACGACCCCAACCGAATCAAGAAAGCACTCATTGATCACGGTCTTGATCAAACGCAGCTCGCCAAGCGTCTCGGGGTGCATCGAAACACCGTTGTCAGTTCCATCAATTTTGGACTCAACAAGCCGACTTTGACGCGGATCAAAATCGAACTCGGCCTGAATTGATCCTCCCTTTTTTACACTTTTGGGAAGCTTAAAAGCCCCTGAAATCCAAACCAATAAATTGAATGATACATCCATCCAAACAAATCAAATGTTGCGGCAGTTGCGGTGACGACTTTTGCAGCAACTGCGCCTCGATGAATTCCTCCTGTGACGAATGCAGTGATTCCTTTTGCCCTGAATGTTCCCCTAAAGAGGTCACTGAGTGTTCCAAATGCCTTTCAGATTTGTGCCTATTTTGCGCTGATGACCATCAGTGCGAATAACAGAAATAACAAACAAACAGAAATCCAAACCAACAAACCTAATGAAATTCTATCTCACTCTATTAATCGCCCTCGTCTCCCTCGGTTACAGTTTTTTCCTGATCCAGGAAAACGAAGCATTGAAAGAATCGTTCACCGCTGCCCAAGACAACGCTGCCACCTGGGAAAAGAAGGCGCTCGATGCCAAAGCGGTAACTGACGACGCCGCCACGACCATCAAGCACCTGCGCACTCTCAATGAAGGCTTCCAGTCTGAACTGGATGCCGCACACGCCGAAATCGCCGCGATTACCGAAAACAACCGCGCCAACCAATCACCCGTTCCCGGGGCCAGCGAGAAAAAACCGGCGATCACCATGGCGACGACACCGCCGGAACCAAAACCGGATCAGCTCAAGATTGCCAACCTCCGCGCTCAGATCGCCACCGCGCAAAACCAGATTGCGGGATTCAACGCGACCGCTGACCGCATCGCCGCCGCGCTCGATGCCAAAGAAAAGGAATGGAAAGAATGGGATCGAACAAAAAAAGGAATCACCGAAAGCGCTACGGATCGCGCCAAGATGCGCGGCAACGCTCAGCAGAACATCACCAACGCCCGGAACCACGCCGCCGCTCTCGATCAGCAGGTTCAAAACCTCCAGGCTGAGCTGGATCAGGAATTGTCTAAGTAATCACAATACCTTTTTTAGGCATGGCCAAACATAAAAAGATCACCAAAGCCGTTCAACTGGAATCCCGCACTCAACAATACCAGCCACAAGGAGAAAGCCCGGCTTTCGCCGACTCTCCCATTAACCACCTCGCAAACTTCACCGCCGCCATTGACGAAAACGACGCCACCGAAGCCAACCGGATCGAATCCATTCTCTACCTCGAAAAATTCTACAACACCATACTAATCGACCGGAACAGCGAACGAGGATTGAAGCTCACCGAAGCCGGAACCAATCTTTACATCCGTTTCGCCGTAATCACTGACCCACAACACGCCACCCGACCCTACTGAAGACCTAATGAATATTCAAGAAATCAATATACCACCCCTCGAATTATCCCTGCTTATAACATCTGAAAAAAGCTGGTTCCCATTAAAACCAACACTCCCAACGCCTAAAGTTAATGAGATTCTCAAGCTCGTTGAAGATGATGGTGAAGATTGGATTCTGTCACGAGTCACTCACATAGCAAGAATCATGGATGAAGATAGTAAGGAAACCCTTCTCTACATTATTTCGTGTGAAACCGTGACCACTATTTATAACGAAATCAGGCTATGAAGAAATCCCACCACACACCCAATCTGGTAATCGTCCCGCTCAATCCGAATGATGAAGAAGGCATCCGGATTGCCCTGGGTAGAATCCTGAGCCGTCTTGAAGAACACGATGAGCAATTGGCTGAAGCAGGTGCAACCGGTCCACTCGTCCGCCAGATGCCGCTAGTGATTCCACCGCACGAAGCTCATATCCTGCACCATTACCTGCGCGGGGCTGGCTTTGAGACCATCCCGCTTCAGGAAGAATCCTTTCTCAACGTCGCCTCCGTGAATTAATCCGCCTGACTTCTACTGACTTTTTTATGAACCGTAAAAAAATACATTCCACCGCTCCCGTTGCCGCTGTCCCCGGCATGTTGGATCGAGGCCCCGCAATCGTTTTTGACCAGGCCATTCACCGGGATGCGCGCGCCGATTCCATCAAGCTCAATTTTGATCTCATAGCGGATTGCACCCCGACCGACCGCACCGAAACCACTTGCCTCGTCTGCAAGGGAATCATCCACGGCGGTCAAGCTAACATCTGTGAACCCTGCAAAGAACAAGTATGACCAACCAGGACCTTATCATTTATGCCGTCTGCGCAGAATACCGCGTGAGACGCAGCTCCCTGCTTTCCCAGAGTCGACGCCAACCGCTCACCGAAGCGCGTCACGTCGCCTGGTTTTTGATCAAGAAACACCTGGATTGGCCTTATCGCCGGATTGCCCGGGAATTTGGAAAGACCAGTCATTCCTCAATCAATCAATCCGTGGAAAGCCTTCGCCAAAAAGCCAGGACAGATCGCGAACTCTTCGCCCACATCTACAACATCGAACATTCACCAAAAATCCCCGCCACAAAATAAGACCATGAGCACCACCTACCAATCAATCGATCAACTCCTAGAGGAAAAAGCCCGACTCACTGAGAAGATCGACGAAGCCAAAAAGAAGAACCTGGAACACGCTGAAAGCGAACTGAAGCGTCAGCGTTCCATCATTCAACGGAAGATCGAAGAAGCACAAGGACAGGGGGATTTATTCGGATGATCGCCAGCCCAAAACTCACAAGTGCGGGCCTCGAAATCATCAACGCAGGATTTCCAAAGCTCGCCGCTCACCTCATCAAGCAAGGTTATCAGCCACACACTGAAGCCCCTGAACTTCTCACACCCAATCAATCCCTTTTTGCACTCTTCCCTGCCATCGGGATCTCAGAAATCGACTACGGAATTCTAACCATTTACCCGCCCAAAAAAGGCGAATCCGAAGCCAAACGCTTCCAGAAAGACACTGAAGCCCTGAATTTTTTTAAGACACTATGAAAAAAACCGCACCTGGAAAACTCACCCCGCATCCTGATCTGGCCGGAATCCCCATGATTCCCGACGTGATCGCAAATCTTGAAACCGCCTGTGCCGAAAGCAAGGGCGGCAATATTCACTTGCAGGACGCGCTCAGCTCCGAACGCGAAAAGTGGGCCGCTTTTCTCAAGACGATTGAAGACGATGATGTGCTTGAGCCGGTCAAAGTCATCAAGGATACAAACTTTATTTGTGATGGCCGTCACCGCTGGGCCGGTTCCGTCGCAGCCGGGAAAGAAGACATCCTGTTTGAAGAGGTGACCAAAGAACAGGCGAGAGTGATTATCACTGCCACGCTGACGGGCAAACGCCACTACACCACAAGCGCCATGGCTTACAATGCTGTAGCAACACACCCTCAAATCGCGAACAAAAAGCAAGGGCAGCGCAGTGATCTGGCAACTTCCCTACTCAGTAGGGAAGTTGCAAAAACGAACAGTGCTTTAGCCGCTGAGTTTGGTGTGGGACTCGCTACTTTGGAAAACGCAATTTTCTGCTACCGGGAAATTCAAAAACTCAAGAATTCCAAAGCCAAGAAGAACCAGCGAGCCGCCAGCCAGTTCGAGGCGCTTATTTATACCGGCACCGGAATCGGGAAGGTGAAACAGATGATTCAATCTATCACATCGAAACCAGGTGATAAAGAAAAGGTGACCCCAAGCAAAGCCGCCCCGGACAAAAGGCAACTCGCTCTTAGCACCTGGAAACCTATTGTTCACCTGCTCGACAGCAAACTCAACTCAGAGACCGCGCTGGAAGACCTGCGTGAAACGCTCGCGTACCTCCCCGAGGTCAGCAAAGAACCAGGGGAGATCTCCCTGGCATCCATTGAAGGGACTTTCAAGCGGCAGCTTGAAGAGATCGAAGCTTTCAAGCGCAAACTTAAAGAAACCCGCGCTAAGGAAAAAGCAGCCGCTTAACGCCAGGAGTGAGGCATCGGCTCAACCTAAAGATCATGATTGAAACCAATAAACTCCGAGAGGCGATTGCCTCCAGTGCCTTGTTATCCCAGCACGTTACCGAAGACGCTTTGGTTACAGTGGCGCGCGCGGTCGAGCTTGAAGACTTAGACGCCCCCGCCGAAGCGCTCTTGATGCTCGTCGCGCTCTATGAGTTAGGCGAATCCACACAGCAATATACCTACGATCAGCAGGCAGACGGGTCATTCGCCGAGGAGCACCAGAAACGCGCCGACGCCTACCAAGAGAGCTTCCGCGCCCTCAAGGAGATTTGGGGGTGACCGAAGTGACTTATCGGATTGAGTCCACTGTTTTGTTCTACTCCGATTAACCAAAAACCGAAAATTGATATGGGATTTATAAGACATGACGCAATCGTGGTGACCGCCTGGAGCGGTTCGCAAGCAGAAGCAGCGAGGGGGCGAGCCATCGACCTAAAGTTGCCAGTAACAGATTTAACGGAAGGGGAAATTAATGGATATGTTTCGTTTTTGATAGCCCCCGATGGATCGAAGGAGGGGTGGGAGGACTCTGACTATGGTGATAAGGCCCGGAAGGAGTGGATAAAATGGGCAAACGAAATGCAAACCGTTGATTGGGCGCATGTGTCTTTCGGTGGCGATCAACCCGAAGCCGCTCATCTCGTAGACTTCAGCGATTCAGAGTAGAACATGTCAGCCGCTGAACTCCGCACCGAAGGGCTTTCCCCTGATGATCTCATTGAGATTGATCAGTGGAAAGAAGACTTTAAACGCATTAATGATGCGCCTTACGGTCAAACTGGAAAGATCGTCAAAGCTATCGCGGATCGGCGGGGATGTGCGGAAAGTAATGTGCGCAACAAGAAGAAAGCGTTCGAAAAACAAGGGGTTGTCGCGCTACTCGATAGCCGCAAGAAATCGCACCGCAAAGCGATGGGTGAAGTGGCGAAAAAAGAAGCGTCGATTGAAAACAGCGCTCAATCGCTCGCGTTTCGAAACTGGGTGAAAGACATTGCCCGGAAATGTCAGCGCAGTCTCGACACCCCCACCGTTCGAAACCATGTCCTGGAACACTGGCAAGCGGCAATTTCCGACCCGTTGAACCCTGTTCAGTGTGCAACGTGCGATGTGCGCTGGGGTGAGATTCCCGGTTACGAAAAAGCCCCGCAGCCCGACCGCGCCAACGGCGATAAATTCCCGCGTGGATGGAGTTTGCGCAGCTTCCAAAATATTCTGTCTGAAATGACGGATTATGACAAAGCTTTTAGCAAAGAGGGACCACTCGCAGCCATGGAACACCTCGCGCCGGTTCTCACGACTCGCGCAGGACTTCGCCCCGGTGAAATTTACATGGTGGATGATAACTGGCACAATGTCACGGTTCGCTACGGAAACCGCGCCGGTTTGCGTCCACTGGGCCTGAACACGTTGGATTTGCACAGTGGATGCGACGTTTCCGCGATGTTTAAACTCCGCGATCCCAGCGCTGAGAAAGGGGAACGTGGGTTGAATCAAAAAGATATGGTGTGGCACTGCGTTCACAATATGACTTACCTGGGTTTTCTTCCAGATGCTCCGACTTACAAGGTAACCGAGGCCGGAACCGCATCAGCGCCCAAGGTTTTTCAGGATGCGTTGTCACGCGCTGTCAGCAATGCCGGTGGTGAATTGATTTGGCATGTTGGGGAAGTGAGCAAGGCACTGGTAAAAGGTTTGCCCGGACTGCGCAAAGGAAATCCAAAATTCAAAGCAGCACGGGAATCACTTTTTAATCTGATGCAAAACCGGACGGCACTTTTGCCAGGTCAACTCGGACTGGATTACAAAAGCACGCCGGAACAAATGACTGCACTGGTTCGTCAGGAACAAAAGACGCTGAACATGCTCTCCGATCACCTCACAATGGAGGAGATCGCCTGGTTGAATCGCCCGACTCTCAGCATTGAGCAATTTGTTCCGTTGATGATGAAGATTTACCAGGAAGTGAACGACCGGAAGGAGCACAATCTGGAAGGCTGGCACGAATGCGGGTATGTGATTGAGGAATATTTTCACCCGAACCACAACGAGTGGATTCCGGCGCTTGAATTCGACGCTTTGCCGCAGCTTGAACAGCAGGGGATTTTTCAACTGGTTGCGCATGAACCGGCAAAATATTCGCGTTCCCGGAAGCTTTCACCGCTGGAAGTCTGGAACGCCGGAAAACGGCACTTAAAAACGATTTCTCCGCATGTTTGGCATCAGATCGTGCCTGTTGAATTCGCCGAAAAACGGACGCTCCCCAAAAGCACCGGAACACGCTTCACGTTGACCAACCGGAAAGAGTTTATCACCGGCCTGACGTTCGAGACTTTTTACACCGATTACGAAGGAAAACGCCACAATTTACCAGCCGGGAAAGACGTTTTTATTTACCTGAATCCGCAAAATGTGAGCGAGGCGCTTTTTACCCTCGCAGAGAACAATGAGCCGCTTGGGATCGTGCGCACCCTGGACATCGGAACGCGACTGGAAACGGATCTTTTACTGGCTCAATACGGTGAGCGTGAAGCGCAGAAAAAACTGCTCGAAGGTGGTGCTTACGCTTACGAAAAAGCCCAGGTGAAAAAGCTGGAAGTGAATCACGAAAAAACGCTTGCCCTGGTCGCCAATCATTCGCCGGAAGAAACCGCCGAACGCATCAAAGCGCAGCAGATTTTGGATCGCGATAAGAAACCCGCACTCGGAAAATCGAAACTCGATGAACTCGAAGATGAAGACGACTTCACCCCGCCAGCCATCCAGCCAGATCCCGCTCCCACTGAGCGACTCGCTGAAACCGCCAGCAAACTCGATCAGCTTGGCGAGATCGACGGGTAAACCCAACGCGCCCAGGTGCAGTGAATGCGGCGAAAAGATCCCGCTGACGCGCTTTGACGCCTCGCTTTCGGAAGCCTTTGATTTGACCTGCACAACCTGCGCTCTGAAGCCCCTGAAAATTTCCAATCTCTCGAAAAATTAACCTCAAAATCCAATCCGCAAAATACCCATGACCAACGACAAAAAAGAACTCGCCACAACCCAGCGAAAACAGGGTTATCACGTCGCTCCCCGGATCATTCTCGACAAGGTCGCGCACTACCCCGAAGATCACCAAAAAACCATCCTGAAACTGGCCGCCTGGATGGAACGCGAAAACCTGAAGCAAGCTGAAGCGTGCAAACATATTTATCACCGGGAAAAACCGCTCAATATAAGCACTCTGAAAGGCGTCTTGAACGGCACACTGGACAACCCCGAACACGTCTGCCGCAGCATTGAAAAATCGCTGTCAATTATCGCGCAAACCAAGGTCTCCCAGGACTTTCCGAACGCGTTCGTTCCAACGCGGATCAGCCGCAAGATTTTCGCAAAGATCCGGCTCGCTCACAGCCAGCGCGAACCGCTGTTTATTATCGGCGATACCAGGGCTGGAAAAACGCGAACGCTGCGCGAATTTCAAGCCCGTCACAAAGGCCCCGGACGCGTCTATTTACACACCGTTTGCCCGATGATTTCAGGCCGCGAGCAAATGCGGATGTTGGCCCGCGAAATCACCGGTCACGGATCGCGGGAAATGCCCGCGATTTACGAAGATATTCAGTCGGTAATAGGTAAGGATGACATCCTGATTATTGACGAACTTCACACGCTGTTCACGACCACAACCGCAATGCAATCCACGCGGGTTTTAGAAGCCCTGCGATACCTGCATGACATGGTTGGTTTTACTCTCGTTTTGAGTGGCACAAAAGTGCTCACAGAACAGCTCGCGACCGAAGCAAACGCAGCCATTGCCGAACAGATGGAATTGCGCAGTTCTCAGGGCGTTTTTGAACTCACTGAAGCTGTAAAATATGGCTATAACGAAGATACCCGGAAAGAGATCAACGCCATTGCTCAAAGCTACGGATTACCCGAACTCGACGGCGATTCTGAACTGATGGAAAAAGCTTGCGCCATGGCGATCAAAAACGGCGCATTGGGGCCGATCTTCGCCAAGCTCAACCAGGCAAAATCATTCTGGGCAGAAAGCGAAACGCTCGACTGGAACCACCTCAACGAAGCCATCACACGCAGCTAGAAAATGAAGAAATTCACAGTCCCGCAAAACAATCTGGTCTACGGTTATCTGAAAAAAGCGTTTCAGAAATACGTAGAGCTACACCCCGAGAAAAAACTGGATGCCAAACGCGACCAGAAAGACTGGTTCCAGCTAATCCTCCAGCAGAGATTCCGGGTGAACTCAACCAGCAAACTCGATCAATTTTATATTCCCCACCTAATGGCTGAGATGGAGGCGAAAATTGGCGACGACATAAAATGGCAACTCAAAGCACAAACCGCCGCAGTCGACTACCTGAACGCAGCAACGCGCACCAAGCGCTCAAAAGAATACATCGAAGCAATCAGCCGTAGCGTTTTCAAACGGGAGATCCCCCTGGAATCCCACACAATCGCCCAACTAGACGCCCTCGTTCCCAAACTCAAGATTGACGCAAAGCGCAACTAACTTTGCTAAACTCCCGTGCGCCCAACATATTTCAAAGCAAACCTTGCTAAAAAAGAGAATCTCCTACAAAAGAGCGTAACCCGTTGCAGTTCTGCGGTTACGCTCTTTTTTTGGCATTATCACTTTGCTAAACTACTATTGCCTTCTTCAGCCTTCACGAACCAACAGGGTTCTCC